ATGGATACTCGAGAACTGCTCAAAGAACTCAGAGATAAGATTAAGCTGGTTAGCAAACAATTGAATCAAGCTCATTCAGAAATTATAAGTTCGGGTGATTGTGGTGGATTAAGGCTTCAAATTGAAAAACTAACTATTGAAAAACAATCGCTAAGAAAACGAATAGATTGTCTAATTGATAATATATGCAATGACACTGACCATTTAGAACGAAAGTCAAAAGCAATCTCCGTTATAGATAAAGCAAACATTGAAAATGCGAACCTTAAATCCAAACGCAAATTGTACAGTCATGCCCACTCGACCTGTTTAGATGCATCTTTACGAGAAACTTGGAGTGCAAATACTTTTCCATACTTTCAGGACATTTTGGCTATGCATGAAGATTGCTCTTTGGAAGCAGTTAAATCGCTAGCCAGACAAGCAGTTTATCAGAGAGCTTTTCTCGATAGCACTCTTAGAGGCGATACCAAACTGCTTGAAGATTATGCCCAAGAGTTTGAACTAATTTCCGAGCAAGACAAAATAGTTCTTCACGAATTGATTAATAGAGTTTTATTAAAATCGAATCGAAGATTTAAGACCTATGAGAAACTAATGGAAAACATTGTCATTGACAAAAATTGAAATAGTCAGGTTAGATGCCGAGTTATTTACAGTGTCAATGTTTCAGCATCGCTTTTTTTTAGTGAATACTTCCACTAATAGGTAAGTTGCTTCAGTCGAAATTGGGACTATTTCTATCATGAATAGAGTATAAACACCTAGATGGACATCATATCAATTTAATGGCACCGTAGCTTCAACACTCAATCGATAGGCACTATTGCCACCGCCTCGGGCTGTTACCTTATCAACAGAAAAGCGCCCTGCCATATCATTCGGCCAACTATCTCCTAGAACAACGATTCCCTCTGCAACAATAAGCGGGTCACCAGGAATATCCATTCGAAGTATTCGCCCTGTCCGGTTTATTTTTCGCATTTCCGCTTCCACATCCAATTCGGCTTCCGCTTGAGATGAATACGTCGACGGCAAACGTTTAAAAGGTGAATCACCTAATTTTACTTCTTGCTCTTTAACCGTATTTTGGTTCATCCATTTAGCTTTCACGCCATTAAAACGATGTTTGCTTGGTTCATCAACCATTGCGTTTGAAAAGCCCGGGTTCGTCGGTTCATTGTTATATGGTCGGTATACTGTCACTTCCGGTAAGCTCTGCCCCGTAATCGTTTTTACTTTCCCTCGACGAGCTAATACATACAAACTATCTACAGGCTTCGCAACTGCATCATGCTTACGAGCGAGGCGGGTTAAAAATGCCGAGTCTGTTTCATCCGTTTGCTCAACATGCTCAAAAGACTTCGAGTCCAATTCAGGATCCACGCGAGGCGAAAAACCATGAGTAAGTACCACTTCACGAAACAAGTCCCCAAAAGAGATGTTCTCCCAACTCCGAGAACGGCGCGTCTTAAACTCCGTTTTATCATCGACAACGAATGGGGCCGCGGTCGCAACGATGGTGATTTGAGGCGGAAATAATTGAGGCACGACACGAGTAATTTTAAACTTACCTTTATTGATGACATTTCCATCATATCCTTCAAACCATGTGATCTCCGCTCCCTCTTTCGGCTTCCCCGATTCATTCGCTACGCTGACGGTAAGTCGTAGAGAATCAGATTTAATGCCTGACGCATCAACACGTTCAAAACTCATTAAGTTAGCATTAATGATGTCAGCGCCAGGACCAGAGACATACGCAATCGGTTTGTAATCTAATCCCATACGTTCACCGCTTGTGGTTCGGATTTATCAGGAAGATCAGGCAGAACAATCAGCACACCTGCAGGAAACGTAGAGGCATGTTCTAGAAAAGCGTAGAGGTGAATGTTTTGTGCATACGCCAGTTCAAAGATTTCATCATCATCTCGCGCCAACTCTCGATACAGAATGAGTCCCAAGGTATCACCATCTTTCGTTCTAACCAGTTTCACGAATACTCCTCCAACTGAATACTAAACTGCACTTTCATAGGCTCACCATCGGATAAAATGATCTCTTGATTCTCTTCGACATTTTCAATGGTCCAACGGCCCAAATTATCACCGGCATTATTCGTCAACGTATGAGGCGTGGTCATCATGCTACGAAGCGTATTGAGAGCTTCAATACCCGAAGCCTGAAACCAGGTACCCGATAGCGTGAGCGTTTCAAGCGGAAGAGAGACCAATTGCTTAACAGGCTTTTGTCCCATACGTTCCTGAGCTTGCCAGCCACTTTTAAAATGTCGGGACAATTTTTCATATTCCGTGTTTTTAGCAGGAGAAAATACGAAATCTCCCAAGCACAACATGACCCGCATTACCCACCTCCGAGAGAGTTATCAATGGCAATATTAAGATTTGATGGCGCAAGATTCATAAAAGCGGCAGCGGTTTTATGCGCCACATCTTCTGCAAACGTCTTGTCATATTCCGGACGGCCCGTTGGTGCAAGATTCATATGAATATCAACCTTGCGCTGGTCGATAGCTTGTGTCTGTTGATGAGTCACTTGCTTAATCACGCGTTGCTCATCATCACCCGGGGCTTCTTCGGTTTTATTGGTCGAAAACCATTCTCCAATTTTTTCTCCGACAACCCCACCTAACTCACTACCAACATAACCACCGATAGCGGTACCAAACACAGGGATAATAGAGCCAAGCGTAGCACCAATCGCACCACCTGCGATGCTACCTGCAGAGCCTGCAATTTGCTGGGTATCCCCCGTACTGGCCGCACCAACAAGATCCACCGCACTCATCGCAATGCCAAGTGGTGCCATCGCTTTACCAAAAAACTTACCCACCTTGGGTAACATTCCAGTCATTTGACTGATACCGAACACGGCATCAGCACCCGCTAATGCACTAGCTCCCACATTCGAGACCGTCTCTAACGGCGTCGCGCCACCGGATGCACCAACAAAGCTCGGCATCATTGGCAGCACAGTACCCGCCATTCCTAACAAACGCCCAAAGCGACTGCGAGAGCCTTTACCACGATACGTGGTTCGGTTCGTTTTATTCGGCCGAGTTCTTTGATTACGGCGATTCGAACGTCCACGGCCCGCATCGCCACCGTAACCACCACGCTGACCCAATTGGTTTAACCGACGATTAAGGCGACCCAATGCATTCGAGGCCCCATCTGCAGACGCCTTGGTTTGCAACGTTGCTTGACTTAAACGGCGTTGTCCAAGTAAATCCTTACCAGAACCCAGTAAGTTTTTCCCTAATCGCCAGCCAATGCTCGCCGTCTTGAAGGCGAGGATCCCCGTCACAACAGTACCTAACGCCACACCAACTTGAGGAAAGGCTTCTAAAAATTCAGCCAGTCCATTCCCTGCCGTCACAATGACAGGTGTGACCGCTTCAAGAACAGGAAGAAAACTGGTCCCCAATGCGACAACCACACGGTCAAACACACTACCAATTTGATCCAGTAGAAACTGAGAAGCGCCTTTCTTACGATTCAACTCATCTTGCCATTTGGCTTCTTTCTGAGCCGAATCACTGGCTTTCTCCAATGTTTTTATTAAACCTTGGTCGCCATCCATCGTCTTGACGAGTTTAATCACCGACCCTTGGATTTCCTTACCAAAGAGTTCCGAGATAATGGCAGAACGATCGACATCGTCCGCTTCTTTTAACGCTTGCAGAACTTCAATTAACGTACCAGAAGCATCGCTTTGCATCCCGCTGGCAACATCATCCGCATCCAAACCCAACATACTGTAAGCTTCTTGCTGGGCTGAAGTCGCAGAATAGCCAGCCGTCAGAGTCGTCGTGATATTTTTCAACGCCGTGGCCGATGTTTCTTCTGAACCATCGGCAGCGAAAATAGACCCCGCCAGTGCCGCAACTTCTGATTCATTAAAACCCGCATTCAATGCCGTGGCACCTTGCCGTTTCATCACAGCGGCAATATTTTTGGCTTCCGTATTTGCCAAGCTGTCCGCCAGGTAGTTGGATGTTTTAGCAAGATTCAGAGCTTTATCACCATCCAGTCCCATTGATGCTTTAAACGTGGCCAGAGTTGCACCGGCTTCTTTGGCATCCACATCAAACGCAATCGACATTTGAGCCGCTTCATCAGCAAACTGAAGTAGCTGCTCTGGTGTCATATTGGCATTAGAACGCCCCGCGGCTGCAACAATTTCTGTCATGCCGACTTGATCCATGCCCTTTTGCACGGCCAGCGTTTTCATCTGCCGTTTAAACTTGTCTTCTTCGGCTTGTGATTGAAATGATGTAACCTTTTGGACATCAATGTACGCAGACTCATAATCGACCGCTTTCCCCGCAGCCATCATCACAGGAGCCGTCGCGGCAGCAACGCCTACCGCTTCACCCAACAATTGACCACGCTGGGCTTTACGAGCGGCCTGACGAGTTTCTATCGCTTTAAGCTCTTTAAGATCGCGCTTTTGTGCATCGAGCGCAACATTGGCTTTCTTTGTATTTGCCGCGAGTCGAAGTTGTTCAGCACCAAGCGCTTCGGTATTGATACCCGCACTTTTTAGCTCCTTATGGAGACCGCCAAGCTGAGCCGACTGCTTAGAAAAAGCAGCCGTAAGATTCTTAACCTCTCGTTCAGCCTTTCTTAATTCATTTTTTTGATCTTTGGTTGCTGAGTCTGTATTACCTATTTCACGGCGCAAACCAGCCATTGCAATTTTTGCAGCTTTGAGTTCGGTTTCGGTACCTTTTAAATTGGCTTGTAAACCACGGTATTGGGCGATTTGTTTTTGCGTTTTACCAAACGCTTTCAACTCATTATTAGCATGGTTAGTTGATTTTTCTAACTGATTGATTGCTTTACCAGCTTGGGATATCGGCTGGCCGAGCTGATTAACACCATCGAGAACAATGCTATATTTCTGTTTGTTATTTGCCATCCGTCAATCACTCTTTAATACCAAGCTTGGCTTTTGCCAGACGATAACGACGCAGCGCATCACCCGCCGACCAATTTAACAAGTCATCCACGCTGACGTTGTAAGCCAGCGGGATCACATCAATCAATCGCTCAACGTCTAAGGGCGAAAGAACTCGGCTGTCTTTCCCAAAAAATCATCCAGTACCGCCTGCAACGTATTCCAGTCAGGTGTACTCATGGATTTGAGTTGCAGTTCGGTCAATCCAGTACAGAACTCACACAACATGAAGGTGCGACGATCATCATTGGTTTCAAGCTCTAACATTTTGGTTAAACGACCATTCGGATAGCGAAGTTTGTAACTCTTGGTTCCGTCACCCAATGGCTGCAGCAATGTCTTGACCAGGGGCTCTTTTGATTTGGTGTAACTGAGCTCAAGTGTCTTAGCCACTTGCGTGGCATCCGAAGTAATGGTGAGAACAACAAAATCTTTAATCACGTTGATGTCAGGCGTCGCCATTTCATCAATTTGCGCTGAGGTTAACCCCGCACTCTTTTCAATGCGAAGCCAAGACAATTTACTGGCATTAAGCACGCCATCTTTCGTCGCTTCTTCCGACAACACTTGGTCTTCTGCGTAAGTCAGAGCTTTAAGAGTAATGCAGGACAACTCGCCCACAGCCGCTAATAACACATGTTGTTTTTGAATATTCATCGTTGAATCCTAAAAAAAGCCCCCTCCAAACATGGAAGGGGCAAGCAAATAAAAAAGAAGAGGTTATGGACGGCCCACTGCGGCGCGATGCGCTTGCAAAATATCACCTTGACCAAAATCAATTTCATCGGTGATCAAATTGATGTTATACATCGTCTTACCATCGTAGATTTTTTTGGCCGAATCTAAATCTGCAAAATTGATGGACATGGACTGCATCGCATTGTCGGTACCTATGGATTTAGCACCTTCATCCGTCATGTCGGTGATTTCGCCATACCAGATTTGCTGTTCCACACTCAACACACCTGCATCATTTTGGTAGCTATCTAAAATCACCACCGACACTTTCTCACCAACTACAAAACCTAAAACCACCGCCATAGCAACGGTGAAATCATTGACTTTAATAGAGGCGCCAGACATTGGCTCTACCCCCACTAAACGAGACTTACTGCCAAAAGTGCCTCCGGTCACCGAGGCCATTTTTTTCTTAATGGTAGGTGGGGTCACTTCAATCAGTTCACGTTTAATGGGTACACCACTGAGCATGATGGACCGCTGCATCAATACACGTTCAGCCATTACAGGATCTCCTCTAAAAATGACTCGACAATTTCAGTGTCTTCGGTCAGTACATACACCATGTGCTCGTTTGGTGAATATCCGGCATACTTAATCGCAATCGCCCAAGTACCATTCATGTATTCGTCCGTGCTGTTCAGCGTTGGATGCAAATACACCTCCGCACCCATGATGGTATCGTCAGCTTTGAGCGTTTGTAGATACGAATTGAGCGACTCACATTTTTGCTGCATGAACGTTTTGGTCAGTGGCTTAGCCATATCTACTTCCGAAGTAGCGGCCAGCTTGCGAATAATGGCGTATTCCAGCCCTTTCTTATTCACAAAGTCACCCGTGACCGTGCGGTTACCTTTCAAGCTATAGCCCCCCAAAGAGGTGCGACACAAAATGGACACCCCATTTTTCATCAGTAAGTCCGCACCCGTAGATTTGTCCATGATGTTGTAATCAATCTGACGAGACACACCTGAGATATTGACTCCGCCATCAGAAGCAGGACTGACCCAAGGATCAACACGCCCAAATGGCACAGCGGCGATCGTAGACGATGGAACCAAGACATCAGCACCTGCGGCAAAGCTATAAACCGTCGCCCATGGGTCAACCAAATACGCAGCTTCATAACCCGTGCCTTCTGGCCCCATGTCTGCGGACTGAGCAATGGCATCATTGTCATTGGTATTAGTTCCATCAAGAACAGGGATGGCGTAAAGACGCAGTGCCACTTCAACCATACGATCTGAAATGGCCTTAATGTTCGAATAGCCGGGCGCAAAGATGTGCGTGGGCGTTTCTTGACATTCAGTCAGTGCGTATAGCCCTGAACGTTGACCTGTGTCTGGGTCGACAATACCCGCGATACTTTCTAATGTTGCGGCATCATCTGGATTGCCATCCGCATCCACACCTTCTTCGGCAATGACCACATAGATAGGCAAAGAAACAGACGACAAGACAAAATTGCAAAAACGCCACAATGTGCCGCTTTCCTCTGAATTCATATCGAGTCGGGCGGCGTCACGCAAATTGGCAATACGAATAGGCACTCCGCGTGGATAATCAGGGTCAGCATTAGGTGCAAGGCCAACCACACCAAAAACACAGCCTCCCAGTGCACCCATTGGGGATGGTGCACGATTCGATTCAACGGTGATCCCGTTATGTTCAAAACTGGTAATTTCAGGCATACCCCGTCCTTACTTGTTGGTTTCAGTACCAGCAACCTTGGTGGCCGCTGCGATTTTTGTGGCGAACTTTTTGATACGAGGCTTCGCCCCTAATAAAAGTGGTTCAGCCTGAGGTTTGGTGAGCTCTACCGTTTCACCGACTTTGAGCCAGCGACGGGTACTCGGGTCTCGATAACCGAAAAGCACCTGATACTTTTCTTTTGGCAGAGCCTTCTTTTTCAATTTCATAATCAATCCTGATTTTCAGACACAAAAAAACACGCAACAATGCGTGTCCTATTTATCTATTTGTTTAAGTGATGAGATATCAATTTACGCCTGCAACTCCCACAATTCCCAACTTGTACCACCAGTGCCACTGGTTAAATTTGCACCATAAGCATATACATCTATAACGACTTGTGGCGTACCACTCCAATATGTCACCTCTCTTGGTTCGCCTCTGAACGACCACCAACAGTTAGTTGGATCGGATGATTCAGCCGTACCATTTGAAAGAATATTGACCTTAAATCGTCCACTGTAGTGTTTGCGACTACTGGCTGAATAACCTGTTTCAATCGTTCCGGCAAGCGTGCCACTAGTGCCATTTTTCCAAGGGATTGAACAACTGCCGCTTGCTACCTTAACCCAATGCAGTTTCTCGTCATCAAGGGCCTCTTGAGCCTTAGCGTTGACCAATCCCAACGCATATTCAGAAGCAGCAAGCTCATGACTCGTTCCATCAATTTTGTCTGAAAGTTTTGATAAAAAGTGCTGTGCAACACGGAGTGGCGACATCCAAACGCCTGCACTTGTACCTTCTTCAGCCTGCGCTTGCGTTGCATGTTCATCATTGTGTAGATATTGTGGAAATGGATTATCCTCAGCCTTAAAAGCGTCGAGAGCATCCTGGGCGGCATTTGCTAGCCCCGTAGCGTTATCCGCTGCATCCTGGGCTGCATTAGCCAAATCGACTGCGTTATCCGCTGTGTTCTGAGCATTGCTTGCCTTTGTATTTATCTGGCTCAATGCGTATTCACTTGCAGTATAATCTGTTCTTGTGCCGTCTAATGCGCCTGAAATACGAGACTTTAACAAAGCTAAACCTGTGCTCGGATTTAGCATCGTTGATGTGTCAGTGCCGTTGATGGCTTCAGCACTTGTCGCAAATCTGGTAACACCTGTTTTAACGCTAGTTGCGACACGTTTAAGCATCTTTGAAATAGTTAGTATTTTGGAATCATCAACTCCCGCTTCGATATCATCATCATTGATGATTTTTGCAATGCCTGCTTCTGTTTCTGTCGCATGCGGAACGATAGGACTTACGGTCACATTCACGACATCAGCGTTTTCTAACTCAGTGATGTTCTCGACTTCCAACTGCAAATGCTCAGCGCTTGCTAAGCTTGGGATGAGAGACTCTGGATACGCTCCATAAATAATCATGTCCCCCTCATCATCATAAATGCCATATTCGCGTAGCGTTTTTTCTGCTGTTTCTGCTGTCGGCTGAATGTATGAGATTACATGAATCAAGTGACCATCTGTTGAAGCCTCATTGAGCGCAACTCGCGCGAACTCGTTAACCAATTCCGTGAATGCCGAGTTAGGTTCAACATAAGCACCATTTGAATCACCAATGGCCATCTCAATCAAGTTAATCGTTTCGCCAGCATTGTATGCTGCTTCAATTTTGCTGATACCCAAATCAGTTACATATGAAAAATACGTCATCATCTTTACTCAGTATTGTTACTCGTCAGATAGAGACAGCATAAGTATCTGCCGCCTTGCAGCTATTTTCTCGTCGGCGGTTGGCTCGTATCGTGTCAGTTCGACGTCAACGACTTGACCAACTCTTGCCGTCAAAAATTCATGCACTGGTATGCCTTCTTCGTTTAGTGCAGTGTAATAATTTCCGAAAGTTAGGTTTTGACTAATGATGTCGGACTCATGCGTAAACGTGACAGTCATGCCACTCCAATCTCGCCACTTTGGCCACTTTGCTTGTGAACTAAAATAAACAACTACATCGGCAGACCTACGCCGCCATATAAATTCTGATTTTCGATTAATAGTTACAATTGGTTCACCAGACGGCCAACTGTGCGATGAAAACTCGCCGTACGTATCTTTGTACTCGGGATGTACCGGCGAATACTCAAACACGCCAACTGATGTTAATACGTCGCCCCCGTAATAGCCCTCGCCGACTGTTATTGAAAAGCGTTCATAGTCTTCTATAGACTCAAGAACGACTGAACCACTGATGCCTGCATCTTCTGTTGAAGTGGCTGTTATCGTCACAGAGCCAGATGCCAATGCGCTGTAATTACCTGCATCATCAATTGAAATAATGGTTTCATCAGAGCTGGACCACTCAACCACGCTAGGTTCATCAAGAGAGTTAACAGACGTGCCGTCGTTGTATGAAACCGTGGCAACTAGTTGTCCTACATCGCCTGGCGCAAGAAATTCGGGCATACCTGAAATCACAATGGACACAGGAGCCAGTGCTACATGAGAAACCACCGTGCACTCTGCGCTAGAGATACCATTGAATGTAGAGATAGCATAAACACTCGCATTACCTTCACTCACAAAGGAAACCAGTCCAGCTTCATTGACGGTTACAATAGACGTATCACTGGATTCATATCGCACGTCATGAGTTGTTGTTCCATCGCTCATTGTTACCGTTGCTGATACGCTAACTGGCTCACCCTCATAAACGATGATGCTCGTCGGAGATATGGTAATCCCCGTAACATGCAGCGGAACAATACTACTTGAAGTCCAACGCTTGCGAGTTCGAACCACAGGGGCTGTATATGCAAAACCCAAGCTAGGGTCATGCTTGAACGTAGCGAGCCAAAGATCTCGTTCCGATTTGTGATGAAAAATCCGAGCACTAAGACGCTCAAAAGCCAAAAGATCTAACGTTTCGTCATCATCAACGTGAGCATCTATATAAAATTCATAAGGTCGACCATCTTCTTTGCTGAACCAAGGTGTCACTGTTGCATCAACACCAATCGATTCAGTTGCACGTTTTAATCCCGCACGAGTTCCCGCTTCTTTTTGAATAATGAGACCATTACTCACAATAGATCGTTGCTCATCGATCGTATCGCTTTCGAACCAATCTTTAACACCGACTTCTAACGCTAACGCTGATAAGTATTGTTTTGGTGTTAACTGAGGATTGAGTAACTGAGGGAACGGTTCATTCACAGCTTCGAGCTGAGAACGAAACGCCTTTTCTATCGCACGCATCAGCAGCGAACTGTTGTCTGGCAATACCGATTGATAATGGTGGTTACTCATACTTCACCGTAACATTGATACTCGTACAATAAGGGGCTTGGGTATGATCACAAACGATATCGGCAACAAGATCGATTTCAGCACGATTCACACCTGCCACCTCTTCGCAAATGGCATAAACATTAGAAACCGAGATACGAGTTTCCAGTTTGTGACGTTCATCGGCATAAGCCTGCAGCGCTGCTTCGACATCCGATTGATTAATCAGACCACCTGGCTGCGTCGAACCGTAAACGGTAACAGATAGAGCGTACTCCACAATCTCCGCGCTGTGACCAAACAACTCATCCGTTTCCTGCGCAATGTCATCACGATTGAGATATGCCAAACACGTATCAATGGTGGCTTGACTGGCCACGCCATTCTCAGATTCATAACTAAGCAGATACACATCCACTTGCCCAGTATTAGAACCACGACCTTTAACCTTGGCATCCTTAATCAACGTGCTATCACTGTCATCGGTAAACGTGTAGGTGACCACCAGTTCAGTTTCACTGATTTTATCAATGGTGATTTCTGGACGTTCATCAATTGACAAGGCATGAAAACGATAGCCTAAGCGGGTACCTGTTGTCGCCAGACTATAAGGCCACAGCATAAATCGTTGCCGAGCCTCATCATCACTTTCATACGTGGGTTCAATAACCGGATACGCATCAGGGTCACCAGGGTCAATCACCTTTCGGGTCAGTCCTCGGTCTGAGAGCTTGGCATCCAAATTTGAATCTCGCGCCCAAATCGCCAGCATCTGCAAAGCTTGGTCATTCACATAACGATAGCGGTCCTGCAGGACCCGAACTGCGCCTTCTACAATTACCGTGCCAAATTCGGCGGGATTATTCAGGCTTTCTCGAATCGCTGCAGCTAAGTCTGGGTTTGACGTTTCAATATCGGTCACAATCTGGTTCACAAAGTCCGACTTCAAGTCATCAAACGATGGCACCACTTCCGCTTCGGGTACCGCGATAGTGGTCGTACTAATATCAAGCATCAACAGGCACCTCAAAACTCACAACATCTTTATTCCAGACGCCAATAACGTTCAGCACGACTCCGGTTGCACTTCGATAAGCTTGGCAACGAGTAATAGAGAAATCCGCCAATCCGTTATTGGGATCTGACACACCTTCAATCGCTCTGGATTGAATTTGCACGAGCACACTGTCGCTCATGTTGTTATTGAGATTTTTTCGACAGTCGCTTCCAAAAGCACGATTACGTTCTCTTGAACCTTTATAAGTACTCACCATATTGGTAAAGCGACTGCGCAGTTGTGCCAAACCAGAGATGCTTTTTCCGGTAACCGGATCCATTCCAATCATAATCACCTACTCTATCGGCCATTGACCTGCAGACGAGCCAGACGTCACGTTGGCTTTCGCGTTCGCCTGTATTTCTTCCGTCACCGCTTCACAAATCGCTTTGATAAAAGCTTTGGTCGACGCATGCTCGTTATTTATTTCAAATCCAGCTGCAATCAATTTATCTTCAACAAGCGATTGCATCGTGGACGCATTCATTGCCATAACAACTCCTATTGCCCGATAAGAACGCTCTTCGAGCAATCGGGGTGAGGCAAACCTGTAAACGAACAGCGATTAAAGCCGGTGACCGCTCCCGCCTGATTGTTATCATTCAGTTTAATGGTGGGGGACATTAAGGTGAGCGTTTCACCGTCCAAGTCCCATTCCACCGACAAACTGCCTGCCTTGGTGACCACCTTTTTCGGTGACGCATCTGAGAACGGGAAGGCATCACTTTCAAAACCGCACAACGCCAAATAACCTTGCGCGCTCATACCACTGCTAATGTCAATCAACAAAGCACTTTCACCAACAGAAGGACAGCGGTAATGCATCATTTCACCGCCTGCGGAGGTGAACCACCGTATCCACGGTGTGGTGCGCTCACCGTGTTTAACCTTGATTTTTTTCGCATCGTCACTAACAGATGTCACCACTCCAAAACGAATGGCGTTATCCAAACGACGTTGTTGCTCATCAAGGCTATCAAGCAATTCCGTGATTTTTTCCGCATACTCGCCCAACGCCGCGTTGATCCGCTGAGCAATGATTTGGTCTATCTGTTCATACGTCATCACTGATTGGCCTATAGCTGTCTGGGTCATCCACATGATCATTAAAAGAAATTGCAATCTGGTCTCGCGTGTCTTCGTCATCATTCACATCGCCATAAATGACCCGTTGTATGAACGTCACCGCCCACGCTTCGTAACCTTTATCACCGTTCTTAAACATCGATGCTTGTCTGTCGATATTGGTTGGCCGACGAACCGAATCAGAAGCTAAGCCCCAGTTCCATCTCGGAACCCTCGCCTTTTCTGGTTTTAGAGAAGGAACATCGGCAATCACGGAACTGCGGATTTCAAACGACAAGTCTGCGGCCTTTTGCTCTGCCTTGGGTATGGATGAGGGATACACACAATGCACCCACATTTCCAAATCCTCATACAAGCGACCATCGGGTTCACGATTGATACCCGGCGCTTTATAGTATTCCACCACTATCGTGGGGCGAGTGATGTCCTTACGACCAAATTCGCCGTAGTCATAAATATCAAATCGGTCCTTTTCACTATTCAGCAATTGGTGGAACGTTGCGCTCACCGCCACTAAATAATCGCTAGGCTTTCTGACCGAGCTGGGTAAGCTCATAGTTCAACTCCTGATCAAACACCACCAAAAAGCGTTCATTGGTTCTGGCCTCCAACCGTTCAATAACGTCAGTCGCTGGCTCTTCAATTTCCAAGCCGATACGTTGAACTGGGAAACGCCCCGCAAGATCGGCATCTTTTACGCTGGGGTTAGAGTGCTGCTTTGATGCGCGGTAAATCGGGTGATGTTCCCGTTCATTACGTTTGGTTCGTATCCACACATAGGGTGTCGAACCATAAACCACCCGATAAAACGCACCGTCATATTGACGACCACCGACACTCACACCATCGGCATTGTTACGGGGCTTTCCAGCGGCTTCCACCTCAATGGGGGCCAAACCGAAGAAAATGGTTGTCGACGAACCACTACCACTGACGAATATCTTGATGCGATCTTTCAGTCGTTTGGTGTTTTTCAGTTTCAGCGCCACTTTGAGTTCTCGCGCCGAATGCACAGCTAACCACCGCGCGGTCTTTCTCGTGGCTCGAACGAGCGCCCGGTCAACCGCCATTTCTAATCCAACAAATTGCTTTTTCGTCTGATAAGCAGCATCCGAAAGGTTGATTTTAAATGGTTGCGCCGCAGGACCTTGACGATGGTCGACAGCGCGAAGTCCACCGTTGCTAAGTAGGGATAAGGTCGCCATCATAATCTCCACGTGAAGACGACTGAGACGGAGATAATTGAAGTAAACTGGTGCTGTGGTCACTATAAAACACATCATAAACCACACGTTCGCCAAGTGGCGTCATCACAATCGCGCCTTTAATGACTTTATCCACACGCTGATTCAATACTGTGAGTAAACCCTCTTCAAAAACGACAGGTAAACGCTGCTTGTCGTTGTCTTTCACCAGCAGCGCCGTATCAAAAATCGCCATGAGTTCTAAACTTTCGCCACTTTTCAACAAGAAAGTAAATTTAGATGCCATGGTGTTTTCAATTCGCTGGTCAGCCATCGTCATGGCTTTATCAAACAAAGAGTCTAAGTTCATATCATCATCCGAAAAAAAGGCGCGTGAACCGCGCCTTTGACTTATCATCGCTCTCCTGTCTATGCTGACAGCAAAACGGCCACACCTTCATCCACCGCAACCAGTGCCGCAGATTCTTCAATAAATGCTGTGGTGCCTTTTCGCACCATCACGCGCTTGCCATGAGAAATCAAACCAATCGTCACCAACGCCTTGAGCTCGAAATCGCCAGCCTCATTTGCACTGACTTCGACACCAGATTCATCAATGACAGCGTCTTCCGGTAACTGACTCTCTTTAACCACTCCAACATGGCTACCAGGCGGAATTTCCGTGATACCAGGTTGAACATCAGTGCCTGTGGGATCACCATCAACAAGTTCACCGTCAATGACACCTTCCGATAAATAGCCATCAGTGATGTCATCGATAACCTGATCATCAACCAGTTCAACGTCATTGTCTTCCGGTAACTGGTCTTCGAGTTCATCAATGATTTTCTGCAGTTCGGTCACAGAGGTATTGCTCTTGTATGGTGATTTGGTGATATTTAACTCTTCACACAAACCATCAATGTGCTTTTGTAAATGTTCTTTTGAAGACATAAGCGTTCCTTTTTAAGGATGAATGGGACCGTGGTCCCATTAAAAAAGAGAAGCCGCTTAAGCGACCTGAGTAACCACGAAACGGTTCGTATCAACCATGTACATGGCCGGAGCGGATTCCGTCTTCGTGTAACGAATCGCAGGGTCATGACCTTCAATCCAATCACGAACAAAACGATCCGCTTCATCAAGCCCTTCATTCTGAGCATTCAGGTCTTGAATCGCGCCATACAACGCAACGCCTCGTGCCTGAGTATGACCGAGCACAACGGTATTTTCGGGCATCACTTTTTGCACCACACCTTTGCGGTCGATGTATTCTTCACTTAATACAACAATCGCAACATCACCGTACATGCCTTTGTAGCTGACCGCTGAGCCTAATTCTTTGCAGGCGGTTTCCAATTCAGAGTTGGAACCACGGCGCGTATCCAGCGCCTCTTTCACCACTTTGAATTTCTTAAACAGTGCCCACGCTTTTTTGTCCATAATGGCAATATCAATAATGCCATCAGACGCATCCGACCATTCTTCAAAGTCATCCGATGGATCATGTGTATCCACATCTGCGGCATCCCATTTCGCAGCACCCGAGAGAACAATCGTGTTATCGGCACTGCGCATCGTATCAATTTCGTTGGCTTCTTCGGTGTCGGTGCTGTCGATAATCGTTTTACCTGTCAACACCATTTCCGCGCACATCAATTCTTCACGATCTGACACGGCCACCTCTTCCATTTCGAGGTTTTGCATCACCAATGCCGCCTGACGCTGTGCGGGGGATTTCGGCTCGGCGTAAGTTTCACCCGGTGCACGTTTGATGGTCATGTTCGGGGTAACCGCATGCTTCGATTTCACGTAAGCCGGTTTAAATGATGAGGTGGCAAAACCTTGAGCTCGGTCAACGGTGGCACCAATCATCGGAGAGCAGTAGGCTGCAATTTTTGTTTTATTCGGGATATGGTCTAAATCCACTTTTTCCGTAGTGAACGTATACGTCTCACGAAAAAACATGCGTTTGAAAAAGCCATCGCGACGAATGCCTTTTTCTTTAATTGCCATTAAGAGCTGGCGGGTAGTAAACAAATCCATAAAGCGTTCTCTAAATTAGACGTGTAAAAGCAAACGACGAGCTTAATGCTCGTCGTCTACACTGATTGGGGTGCCAATGAATGCGGCTCGCTGCTCCGCCTCAGAAAGTCCGGCAGGCCACTGAACAAAGTCCAGTCGGAAGCATCCCGTTTTGTAATATGGCACCAGGGTATCAGCAGCCAGTGCCTCTACCGCTTTAGCGGATACCGCCACCGCAAGACCAGGGGTACCATCCCAAGCCACCAACACACTGGTGTCTTCACCCGCGCCAGAATCTTGCTGCAGCATCAGTGGAGTTAAACGAGCAAACGTCTGCCCTGCGGCAACAAAAGCACGACCTGTTTTTAATGGCTCATTGCCTGCCAGAAAATCATCTGGCGTATATTCTGAATATTCCATCCTCAACCTCTTAGCTATTCACTAACATAGAAACCGCAGCGGCATCTTTATCATCAGAGCCAGTAGCCGCATCATCACCAATCGGTGCACCATGCTCTTGAGCCATGGCTGTCAGTGCAGCGGCTTCCTGCGCATTAGCCTCTGGTGCCGCTGACAAAAGCTCAGTGGCCATCGCCACATCAATGGCTGGATTACCTGCAAGCTTGTGAGCCAGCGCTTCGCGGCCTTTCGCTTCTGGTAGGCCTAAAATACCGAGAACGCGCTCTCGCTCATTATCGGCTGCCGTTTTATCTTGCGAGGTTGGCACCTCAACTGCAGCAGTAGGTGGGTTGCCTTGCTCGGCTGTCGGCGTATCTGTTGGTTTAGTCATGGTAGCTCCCATATCGACTGTTATTGTGTCTTGAGCAGAGAGATGCTCACTCATGATAGCGACGGCATCTGCGCCATTGACTATCTCATCAGCAAAGCCGATATCCACGGCGGCCTGCCCTTCATAAACTTCGGCCTCGGTGGCTAATACATCCGCGACTTCTTTGCCCATGTAATTAGCCGCCTTGGTCGCAAACATTGTTCGCAGCGATTCGAGTTGCGTTTGCCACTTATCACGCACCGTATCGGGCAACGCTTCATAAGGGTTACCATCGGCTTTATGTTTTACCCGCCGCGATCAAGGTGATTTCCGTTCCCTGCTCTTCCAGCATTTTTTGAATGTTGGTATGAGCCATGATCACCCCAACCGATCCCGCCATTCCGGTTTGCGTGATCAAGCGGCGAGAACAGGAGGAAGCGATCATCTGAGCCGCCGAGCAATGCATGTCATAACCCAACGACCAAATCGGTTTGATCTCACGATATTTCGCAATGACATCGGCCAAATCGAAACACCCGGAAACCATGCCGCCGGGTGAATCCATATCGAGCATCACGGCGCGAACACCATCATCCTCCATGGCCTCATTCAATTTACGCAAAATGCCGTCATAGCCGGTCATCCCCGAATACGGATGCAACGCACCCAACTTATGAACGAGAGAGCCATCCACAGGAACAATGGCAATCCCATCCACCACTTGATAGTTGCGGCTGGTTGGACGATCTTTTTTAAACGACGACGCTTCAATTTGCATCGCTTGCGCGTCCAGCTCATGACCATTCACATCCACCAACTTGGCAACGCCACCAATTCGATGCGCTAACGCCGAAAAAAAGGTGCGTGCATAAGAGACATCCACCGCCAGTGGTGTGTTAAACGCTTTGGTTAATAAGTGTTGATAATTACTCATCCGCTTTTCCATCTTGTTCATCAGGGGCTAACGCTTGCAGCGCCATCCAACTCGGGGGTGGCAAGCCATTTTTCTTACGCTCATCCATCTCACGAACTTGCTGTTCAAAAGTCTCCTGATAATCTTCGCCAAGAACCGCCATTTCACGCTCATAGGTAGACAAACCAGACTCGATACGAAGCACGGCTTCTTTCACCTCCTTCAAACCGTCAATCGCCAAACGGCCAGAACCAATCCAATCCGACTTTGTCCAAGCCGAGCGACGTTCATAAAATGAATAACGGGCTTTGGTGGGAAGCGTGATGTATTTACGCAGCACCATTTCTTCAAACAGCAATCCGAAAATCTGACTCGCTAAACGGTTCGCGATGATTTTTCGACGCCCCATGAAATAGCGCCACGAATCATTGTGCGCTGCACGTATTGTGCTGTAAGACATCTGGCTGTAATTCTTCGACAATTGCGCGTAATCAAGTCCCAGACCTGCTGCGATATAACGAATGATGGAGGCTTCCAATGCAGAAAAACCGTTATCGGCATTACCTGCAGAATGGAGATTGAATTTATCACCAGGGAATAAATGGGGCGCTTTCACTCCATTGAATTTGATGTTCTGCGCGGAGTAATAATCGGCCTGATTCAGTAGCATATGCTCAATAGCACCATCTTTTGATGCACCATACAGATACTCCATCGCTTCTTGTGAACTGAGCTCAGACTCAATACTCACCGCATACTGAGCATTAACAATGGCACGCTGCAGCGTCGTATTTTGTAAGGTATCGAGCATTTTCAATTGCTCCAAGCTCGATACAAATCGGTTCACGCCTCGGGTTTGACCACCTTCAACCGGTTCAAAAATATGAATGAAGCCTAAGCGACCATTACGCAGGCGCTTAGGTACGCGTCGCCACGTTCGACCAAAACCAAAGCGGTCGCCACCTTCCGCCACATGGTAAAACTGAGCAGCGCCATTTTTATTCAGGTCAATCCCAGCACGACGAGTGTTCGAATCCATCGCTCCACCCGGGTTACACACCCGACGCGGCGCAATCAAACGAATAGCAGTAGAAAAGGGCGAGGAACTGCGAGGGATCCACTCCGGCTTCGCCATGATGTCGCCACTGTAAGCATGCGTTTCAATCGATTCGCGCATCATCATCGTGAAAGTGCGCTTTTCTTCCGCATCAATGTAGCAATTAGGATCTTCGGCAATGTCTCGAAAAATGGCTTCCACTTCCCGAATAAACCCTTTATCCAATTTTAAACCGAGCAGTTGCCAGTTCGGTTTGTAGCTCAAACGATATTCAGAGCCAATGATGTGGTCTTTGTGCAATTGCATGCCATTGGCTGCAATGCCGTTGTTGCGAACCACATCATCCGTTCGCGCATTCATCCGCTTCAATACAGGAAGAAGGGCTGCGTCCACCGATTGAGATGGCACATTCCAGTCCCGCATCTGACCACCAAAACCGGAACTCCCTCCGCGATACACCGCCTCTCGCAAAGGAGTGCGACCATCAGCGGCTAAAAGGACTCGTTTTGACATTACAATCTCACTCCTGCAGGACGCAAACGACGATGCGATTTCAGACCTAATTCGATTTTCAGGTTGTCGATGTAATTTCTTAAACGGTCGATATCAGCGCGAGTAAACTCAACCTTGCGGCCATCTTTGTTCACTGACACCGCCATCGTTCCAGTGAGCAACGCATGGTAGGCCGCTTCGGCTTCATTCAGTTTTTCTAGTAACGTCATTCGGCTTACCTCATTCTTTCTGACAGTTCTTTGATGCTGAGTTTTTTCTTACTCTTTTGTGTCTCTGGCTCTTTCAATTCGAGGCCAAATCGCTCAATCAAGATGCGCAATGCAGCATGGGCGTAGTTCCACCCATCCAATGCTTCATCAAAAGGATGAAATTGTTTCACCCAACGCCAAACACGTCGGCCATTTCGTATCTCTTGTTTCTTGGTGGCTGAGCACAATTGCTTGAAAAATTCATCGCCAGCGATGTGCTCATCAACAGGAAAGTGCACACAACCAGGGACAGGCTCGATACCTTTCGGCATGATCCCCAAGCGACCATAAAGCAACGCTTTGGAGTTGTCGGTCCCGACCTTGGTTAAATACACTTTTTTGTTCGTTTTCTTTCGCGGAAATGATTGGATAGGTCTGCCATATCGGTTTTCACCTTGAATGGGAATAATCCACAAAACGCCAAGGCGACGACTCATTTCATACACATCATCGGTTTTATGCCCCATCGCGTCCCAGCACCCCAGGCGAATTCCCATGATTTCGCCGTTTTGTTTCACGTATTGGGTCTGCAGTTTCGCGGCGCAGGCATCTTTGGTGATTTCGTTCGATAAATCGCCCACCACCACGATATGGTCAACAAGCCAACATTCTTCACCCGCGCCCCACGCCCACACGTAAATTTCAATGCGGTCATCTTGAGTATCAATGCCAGCGGTCAACACAACAGCGCGATCAGGAACCGGGTTCTTTGCACGTTCACCCGTCCACCAAATCTCGCGGCGGCCTTTTAAGTGTTCCCAGTCGTGTTTGTCACGATGCTCCCCTTCCCACAGTTCACCCAAAATCAAATTGACGAACGTTTTCAGTTTTGAAGGATCACTTTTCTTAGTCAGAAACTCGCGAACTAACCCTTGCCACCCGTCCGTCATTTTTGTGTTATAGGCAGCCCAGCAGTGAATACCAACGCTGACTGGCGTATCCGTCTTGTTACCATCAACATCAAAAAAGTGAAGACCATCTTTTGTCCAGGTAAAGTCTTCCGCGATCCATCGACCACGTTTTTGCATTGCACTTAAATGGCGGTAGTAAATGGGATCATCACACTGAGCGCAGGCGTAATACGTCGTTTTTGATTTTCGCTCGATGCTGGTTTCGTTGTTGTCCCACTTAAATCCATGCTTGGTATCAGGTGTCCCCCATTCCAAGACTTGCTCATGACCGCAGTGAGGACACGGCAAATAGAAACGAAACGTCAGGCTCATTTCAGCCATTAATCGTTCAACGTGAGACTCACCTGCATTGGTTGGGGTCGTACCCCATCGCTCCATCGGGAACGCAGCCCCTTCCAAACGAGTCCGAGCTAAGGAAATTGGATCACCTTCTTTGCCCAGCTCCCAATCCCAACCATCAATCTCATCCCCAAATAGCGCGCCTTTGGTAATTCGGCGCATGTTTTTCGGTGTGGCCGCACCAAGAATGTCTAGGATCCACCCTAAACCGACTTTTTTCTTAGTCGTGTTGTTTTGGTCCCGAGCAAAAAGAAAAGGGAAGATCCGGCGGATAATGGGCATTTCTTCCCAAGCGCCGTCGATTTCGTCGATGGTGAAGTTTTTCGCATCATCATCCGTGGGTTGGTAAATAACGGTGTTGGTTTTGAATTGATGAAGTAAACAAGAAACCGCAGCGACTAACATTTTGGACCAACCGATACGCGCTGATTTTTGAAAAGTCAGACGGCGTATCGAGCGGTTGCACATCATATTAAGGATGGCGACTTGGAAATAAAGCGTAACCCAAGCCCCTTCTTCTTGAGACGAACCGGAAGCTAAACTGAAATTTTGGTTCGCCCAATCCGCCCCACTAACTGGCGGTGTCTTTCTCGTACTCATCAACCCACGATGAATACTCTTCTTCATCGATATCCAAGTATTTCGATAAATCAGGTTGAACATCTGCGCACTCATTCATAGTTGCTGCGATTTCGGCCTCCAACACTTCAATCGCTTCAGGTGGCATATCTGGCCATGCCATTTTTATTTTAGGGATAAGTCCGTCAATACGAGTGTTTATTCGAGAACCAACTTGTTGGAGCGCATCGACAATAATCTCAATAGGGGCATAAGTTTTTTCAAAAAGCACTCGCTTGGCTTTTTTCATAGCAATGTTTTCTCGAAGCTCTTCGAGCTTCAAAAGTTCTTTCTCACGATTGACGTCCTCTCCATGTGTTTCTTGAGGGATGTCCACCCCTTCCACACTTTTTTCAGCTTGAGAACGATAGGCAATGTAAGAGTGAATAGACACCAGCGGGTCCATCCCCTTATTCGCCTTCGGAGTCGGTAAGATCCCTTTTGAAATAAGCCTTGTCACGTGTCGGTCAGTAATATTAAGAAGAACTGCGATATCCGCTCTAGTAAATTTTTTACCATTAGAAAATAGCTCGTTTTTCATAATTCAATTGCTCAAAAAGGGTGGACCTGGACATCCCAAAAACCAAAAAAAAAATTTTACCGAGCGAGCCTCTGCGCCTATGCACACCCGTAAGAGCAAGAAAACGCCCAAAGGACCCATTGCAACCAAAGCCGCAATGGTCGTCGTTACTCCGGTTTTTTCGTTGAACTATCTGGCTGACTACCATCAATATGAACGTCGCATTTGGTGTTCACGATAGTGTTACCGCGCATCTCTTGTTCCGCGCACTTCAGACCATTTCGACTATTTTGCTCAATGTGATAGTTTGAACACCCAACGAGCATCAATGCGCCTACAGACAAGATCACATTCATTACCTTCACAATTACCCCACTTTTATTTTTGTCACTGATTCACCATCACTACACTGGTTCGTCGTAGTAATTCCTGTAGTACTAATTTCAACACTACTAGAGCAATCGTCGCTGGTGGCTCCGTTTTCTAAATACGTCACGTTAGTACAGCCAATGAGAGAGAATGCAAACACTAGATAAATGAAATACTTCATATTGCTTCTCCCCAATAACATTCATCTTCTAACGCTTTCCAAGTTGCTTTACCGACAATACCGTCCGCATCCAAGCCCATAGATTGCTGAAATTGCTTAACGGCTATCTCGGTATTGCTACCAAACTTCCCATCAGGGTTTAAATTCAGGTTTAATTGCAGCTCTCGAACATCACCACCACTCGAACTCATCTTGATAAGATCGCGGTCAATCTTCGCGCCAAAACCAACACGCAGTGCTTGTTCAAATTCATGAGCGTATCCCGCAATAGTGTGCGCTTGGTCTGTTCCGTTGATGATGCGACGTGCACCCACATAATCAGGCGTTTCTAAATCAAGATAATCCGAATACTGCTTACCCGTGAATAAGCCAGTGTTCATACCAATGATGGTGGCCTGAGCGGAATAGAATGGTATAAGCAATTTGCTAGGTTCCGTCACTATGTCAACGCCTCTTCCACTCATGTTCACTTTGAACAATAGTGGCGCGAGTGTTTCATAGTTTCGTTTCCACGTGGTTTGAACATCACCGCGACCATAGTAAGTCTGTCCCGTAACTTCATCAGGTACACCATAGGGATAGCCATCCCCTTTACCAAACTCTTCTATCGGCTGCATGTATCGCGCAGTCTCGTGATAAACCGTTGCGAGTGTATACGCTAAATAGCTAAGTGGGATCCGCATGCCTTGGGCTTTCAAAAAGGCATAAACTGAAACATAACGAACCACACCATTTCTTTGACTCGCCATCCATTTGCCATTAAATAGCGCAGCATTGACTCGATTGGTAAATCCGACCTGAGAGAAGTTACATAAATGAAGCATGACTTGCCCTTGAAAAAAGAAAAAGCCACGCGAATACGTGGCTTTGAATGTTCACAAACTCTAATGATTAAAGAAAACTAAGTGGTGATTTATATTAATCACACATACAAAAAAGGCCGCTTTAAAAGCGACCTTTAAAAATCATGTATAGATATCCATACTGTGAATTTACACACTAACTTGCTACGGTTTTGTTTTCAAGCTCTTTCATAAACATTTTTCGAGCTTTTTTATCATACAGGCCTAACAATGTTCTGATGCTCTCCACACGGCTTTCCCATTCAAACCAATGATTTTGATAGTAACGGGTACGCTTATTTTTAAAGCCATCAGTAAAATCATTCTTAACCTTAGTGTCATAGTCGACCAGTAGATGAATAAGATGAGCACGAGAGTAAACTGGTAGATGGTGGACACCATTCGCAGATTGATATGTTTGAGCGCCACCGACAAGATCTAGGGCAAAACCACCAGCAACTAAAGGTAGTAGTATTTTAACTCGTTCATAAGTTCGCTGTTGGATCATGACTCCACGCTCAGCCGAACTCACAACCCAATCATTCAGAATGGTCTCAAATAGTTTCACCTTATTGTCTGTAGAATTCCAAAGTGGGGATGCATACGCGAACATACTCCAATCAGCCAAGTGCGGTTCTTTCTTTGCGATGCGCTCAACGGCAGTCAAAACCTTAGCGCCATCTAACTTTGAACCAATTTCATAATCTGAGGCACCATAACCACCGCCACCAGCACCAACATTGTACTTAGCTCGAATACCCTCTGTCGCCATGCCAATAGCCGCAGGCATTTCCCAATGTTCAATATCTACTGCTAGTCCCATAGTTCCTCCAAGAATCGAATCAGATAACACTGTATTTATAGACAGCATGGAAAGACTACCACAAGATTCATGATATAGGTCTAAGGCAACAAACAATGAAGCTACGTCCTCACGGTAACGAACGGCCAGTCTTTTCCGGCCAATGCCACTATGGCCGATAAATTCCGGCCAAAACATTAATATCTGGAGTATTCCTAGATGTAACCGCAGAACGTAATAAATAAAAAAGCCCCTCATAAGAGGAGCTTTGTAAATCATTCTATTTCTTAAGCTGTTTCCAATGCTTCAATACGATGCCACTTACCATTTTCATCTTCTTGCAGAACAAGCTCTTTTAACGCCTCATCTGCATCCGCATCAGCAAGTGACTCAATCATCATCGCTACGTGGCTAGTCTCATTAATAGACTCCACATAGATAGCTCTCAATAGAATATCTTGCGCCTGAGAAATTGGTGACTCACCTTTTTCCCATCTAGCAATTGTTTGCCTATCACAGAACAACAAACTACCTAAAGCCGATTGTGAAAGGTTCATCTCTTTTCTGAGGAACTTGAATTGCTCCCTCGATAACCATGATCCCTGTTCACAGATAGCTTTTGCTATTGCTCTATGGATACCTTCAAAATCATCGAAGCTAACAAACTCTTCACCATCTTCGTATTCTACTGTGTATCCATTCTCAAGATAGACATTATCTAAGCCACACTCGTTATAATGGTACATATTATTCGTCTCTCAAGTCATATAGACCGTAATCGTATTGGCCGACGGTTCAACGTCAACCGATTTCAAACGAAGAACAACCGTAATGGACTCACCAGAACTCACTCCCCTGAGTTTACAGGAGTAATCACCTTGCTTAGCCTCTTCATTCGGCCCCTCAAGCATGACAGTTCTACTACTCTTCAACACATTAAATATGTCTCGAGTCGTGATCCCTCTTTGTTGCATTCTTTGTTTGGTATGTTGACCAATCCTCACTCTACTCGAGTAATGATTGGCCAGTAGATTAATCAGCTGTAAAGCTGTTCTTGGCTGCAACGGAAATTCAACTACAGCTGCTGGTACACTATGTTTTTCAGACATATCTTTTCCCAATATGTCGTGATAATAGGGTTATCTCATAACACGACACGTCAATTTAAACGGATACTTCATTCGATCTACTCTCATTACCATTACCTTAATCTAGTTTTTATGTACTCACGGTAATAACCGTCGCTCCTTGCATGCATGTATCATTATGATACAGACACCAGAACATGTCAATAATGTATCATCAAGATACATTGGTTCTCAAATGTAAAGATGGATAATCATCTTCAACAATTACACCTGTAAACTTGAACAGACTGTATAAATTGCCAGAATCACAATTGACAAATCAAGTTAACTGAATTTAGAATAAATTTAACCTTTTTGGTTGAATTAAATAGCCATTAGAGTTATATTTTCACTCGAAGCCCCTACACCATCACTTACAGAGGGCTCAGGAGGTAACACAATGGCACTTACAGAATTTGGCAAGACAGTTCGCAAAGCACGCATAGATGTAGGTTATACATTAAAGACCATGTCTAAAGAGCTAGATACGTCGGCGGCTTTTCTGAGTGGCTTAGAGACTGGTAGTAAAAGAATTTCAAAAGATTGGGTTAAAAAAATTGAAGCCTTTTTCGAATCAAAAGGACATTCAATTCCCAACCTAAGCCAATTGGCGGATGTAGCTAATGAAAGTGTTTCGCTTAGCGGACTCTCTCAGCAGCAACAAATGCTAGTCGCAGGATTTGCTCATTCACCGTTCACTCCCGATGAATTGAAAAAGTTTGCGACTTTTCTAGAAGAAATTAATAAGCATCATGGAGAGTAATGTATGCCAGAAGCGTACCGACTGAGAGGGAACCGAGTACAACCGATGTCTCTCAGTCATATTAATAACGTTGCGAATAACGTAGGGAAAGCGTTTGGATTAAACAAGCGAAATAAGCGCAATTTGGATAATGCGTTTGAGTCGCTATTTGAGTTAGGGGTTATAGTAAATGTCATTGCTGACGAAGAGTGGCTTTTTGTTACTAAAGGGCATTGCGACCCTAGCAAAGCGACGATATCCGTTCCCCAATCAATCTACGCTAATGCCTGCATTGGTGAGCGTGACGCTCTGGCAGTAATGCTACACGAAATGGGCCATCTCTTTTTAGGCCATAGACCTGTGCTTCATTACTCAAATGAGCCTGCAGTCAAAGAAGAGGATGCGGAATGGCAAGCGGACAGCTTTGCAGAAGTAATTTTAAAGAGTATGGGATATCAAACAGAACAACTTTCTTTTGATTTCTATATGTAAAAAGCCCCAACCAATAACCATGGAAAGGGGCTTATTAGGTACCTTAGCCTAAGCGACCAAACTAAAGCTAGGGATAATTCTAACCCGAGAGTTAACCGAGTCTGAATTTGTTTAGCAACCCAGATTATAGACTTTTTGCCTTAAAACGCAAGACACATTAGTGCGGACAACCTCTCATAACTTAAGGAGAGTGGCGCTATGAAAAGCGGATACTGCCCTAAGTGTAAGCAACCTTGCGAGGTGAGCTTTGTCAGTCATGTGACTAAAAATGGCAAAGTTATCTACCCGAAAAAAGGTAAACGCTGCTTAGTCATACCTCACTGCAATAACTGCGGTAAGTAATCTTCCTAGCCTCTATCCGTCGGCTAGGGGCTATGACTAACTAAACTATAATCTGGAGGCCAACATGGCTGCTTCAACAACTTGCCCTAAATGTGGCAATACTTGTGAATTAATTTTTAGACGCTCTAAGACAAATAAAGATGGAAAGGTAGTTTACGCAAGACCTGGAAGTGCTTTTCCCATCCCGATTTGCAATTGCGGAAAATAAAATAATCAAGGCCCGACTAATGTTGGGCCTTGTGTTCAAACTCAGTTCCCTAGTTTTATATTCTTCAAAACATCAACCGTAGGCATTGTTGGTGATGAGTCGCCTGTAATTAAACCTGTTTCAGTTCTACTAAATAATGATTGGATAACAATATTCCGAGAATCTTCGTCTATGGCCCCGTCTTTGATTAAAGATAAATAAAAGTACGTAAGTTGGGCCCGTTCTTCAGAGTCTCTTTGTAAATGAATGGTACTCATCAACAAGCGAGAAACGACCCGAATTAGAAATCCGTAAACAGTAATACCTGTGACGAATAGAACAACACCTTTGACTGTATCCAGAGATACACCAAGTTCCTGCCCCATGAGAAATTTGCTATAAAAGTGCACGAAACCAGCGACACCTAAAAGTACTAAGCAGGTAAGAACACCTCCCCACAAAGCAGCAGAATTACCATATTTCCTAGCTGATTCAAACCAATATTGCGCAGGTTCCTTCAATCTCAAGTGTTCCTTAAATGCATCCTGAAAATGCTCTACCTTTTCACGACTTGAACTGATCAGATCATCAATATTTCGTTGAGCTTCATGTTCGTTCATTAGCATTCGTTGTTGGATACCCTCGATACGATCAGTCTTGTCCTGCAGAATGCTTTGATATTGGTGCTCTGAGAGCAAATAATTATAAGCAAATAAGTCTCCCAATTTTGCTTCGCGATTGGTCGCAGCTGTACGAGGTAGCTCATTTCGGACAATAATGTCGAAAAATCTAACTCCTGCCTGCTTTCCAAGCGAATTGGAACATTCTATTAGCTTTTGAACAATAGGATTCTCACTGTGTATCCATTCTACTGAATTGACTTTTGTACTATTATCATCACGATTTAAATTAGCAATTCTGGTTCTTAAATCGTTCCTTTCTTGATTAGAGACTGCGGTAGCTGATAAAAAAGCAGAGCATTGCCTCAATAATTGTTTCAGATTGTCATATATAGTTTCACAGATACCCGAAGATTGTTCAGCGTGCATCTTCCACGCCTGAACCTCTCGCTCTAGGAAGAATAAAAATGATTCTACGTCTTCAAAACGACAGGTGAAGTTATAGTTATGGATTTCTTTTGGAGCAATACCTTCTAGACTGGGCATATTTTAACACTCAAATGTTTGTAAAAATAAAGACATCGAAGTCACTATAATATGGACAATGGCATTTAAGTTACAATGAAGAACCTAAAACCAGTGCCTTTTTGACTGATTACGTCACAGTTACGAACTATTCTTTACTTCCCCCAAATAACCATTTGAGAATTCAAATTTTGAGCTGCGCTATTAAGCCTCACCCCAACCCACAGCCCCAACCACCAGCGCCCTATTTATAGTCTCCTTCACATGCCAGAGTTGGTCACCGTGTTGGCCTTCCCAGGAATTCATATCGAGGTGCAGCTCTTGGTGGTGATCATGACACAGTGGGATGGTGAACATATCCGAAGCCTTACTTCCCATCTTCCCTTCTCCATGGCCTATTAGATGATGAGCGATACCTGCAGTTTTACCACACACTCGGCAAGGCAGCTTTCGCACGAACGAAAGGTATTTCTCACTCTCCCAACGGATTGGCTTTGGTTTTCTTAGATACATCGCTGGTGGATCGTCATTGATGACCAGTTTCAGAACTGGCTTTGCTAAACGTTGTAGTTGCTCGCGCTGACCTTCGAATACATACCTGACATCCGTATCCACGTTTCCAAGTACACCAACTCGCTTGCTGCCCTCCTCTCGTTTGAACTGGCGTTCAAGAACAGACTGTGGCAATAACGAATACACGTCATTGCGAACCGCCCACCAACAGAGATCAACATCCGTGATAGGTTTTACTTCTCCATGCAACCGGCGAGAGACAACCATTAATCCATGGCGAACCGTATTCTTTCGGGCTATCGAGAACGCCTGGTGACTATCGTCTGCCATATTGTCATGATGCCAACACAAACGAATCGCGCCCTCGCCCGTTACCCGAGTTTTCAAATTATGATTGCAGTAGCCTTCATCCTTTAGCTGACACTCTGAAATAGTATCAACATAACGAGCAGTTCTACCGATGAGCAGTTGCACTTCTTCATGTGCGAAGAACGCCACCAAAGAGAGATCATCCGAAGACAACCCTCCTACGGTCTTTGTAGCCAGACGTTGATTGGGAGAAACTAATCCGATCTTACCGTCCACCAGCAAACGTTGAATGGCCTCTTTATTTGGGCTCAGCGGAATAAGAGCGGCATTCAGTGTCGGAACGACATCCAAGCTGACTTTTAGCATATTCCCTACCCTTTAAGCGACTTTCGATTCTGACAACGACTCAGTAACCAACTGCTTACCCATCTCAACAGCTTTGTCGTATTCCAAACGAGCTCCTTTTGAAAGCTGCCATCCTTCCAAAAACACCACAGTATCGCAGCAAGCTAACATTGGAATGCAGATGTCCATGTACTCTTCCCACTCAAAGCCATCGGGCAGAATCGCGGGATTCATGACAATACACCCACGCCGCTTCAATTCTTCTTCCACGGCAAAAAATGCTGGCTTGTTAAACTCTGGTAATCCCGTCATGGGACCGGCAATGTAAACTTTCTTCAACCTAACACTCCCTCAAGGTTCCAAACAGGCTCAAGTTCTGCTTCAAGACGAGTAGAACGGCCAGCGCCAGTAACATTCAAAGACTTCACGTAATACTGCTTACCTTCATGCTGATAAATACGTTTCTTTTCGTAGCAAATACACAAAGCATCAATAGCCTTGCTATTAGGTAATACTCGAATGATCATCACGCAGCTACCGCCTTTAAATGTCCAGTTTCAATTAACTTTTTACGCAACCAAATTTCACCTTTGCCGGTGACCATCGCTGTGTGGCTGATTCTGGTTTCTGAATTTGTTTCGTAAGTTCCTTGCTTCACAGTGAAATAACCACGTTCAACGAACTCTTGGTACGGGAGGTTGTAAGAGCTGCCACGACTCATGAATATTTTCAGTTCACGTAAGATACGAAAGATAGCTATAGGACCTAAGCCAACCGTTTTGGCAAACTGACCAAGAAGAACACCTTTATCTGCGCCAGCTACCGCATCAGCAAATTCAGCTTTTGGCGCAGCTATTGCCAACTGCTGATTCTTAACCTCAAGTTCTTTAGCCTGGTTCGCAGCTAACTGCAGTGCTTCAGCAAAAGTAGCCGGTACCGACACCTGACTTTTCTTTTCAAGTTCCTGCCAACGATCGACAACTGCAGCAGTGAATTCTGGTGAAAGACGAGCAACTGTAATCAAAGAATCTCGCTTACCTAAGTAAAACTCAGCATAAGTTTGTTGGTTCTGAGGGTGAACAAAAGGGGTCTCCTCAATTTGAGAGCTTAAAACATGACCAGAAATTAGGTCACGGATAACTCTCATAACATTATCGTGTCGTTTGTTCGTTAACGATGCTATCTCACGACTACTCATCGTCATTTCTGTTTGGGTACTAAGTTCAAACATGCTCATCCCTCCACCAATAAATACTTACTCGTGTATCCCGTGTGTTCGCCACTTTCATACTGTACTGGCGCTCCTGATTTTCGAGCTCGGGCAACCAGTCGAACCAAAGTGCATACATGAACACCTAACGCAGAACACAACTCTCCTGCGGTCCAAAGCTTTCTGCGAGACTGCATCAGTGCAACAAGATCTTTTTCGTTAGCCATCGAGTCCCCCTAGGTTCGCAACACGCTCCAGTAACTCTCTGCGCTTAGCCGACAAGTCCGCGATTTTTCGCTTAGAAGGATCCACTTCATGCTGAGGTCGCTTAGCATCAATCAAGTACAACATGCGCTGATTTTCTGAGTTGATAGAGCTCTCGAGCAAAGCGACTTCACGCTGAATCACGGTCACTTCGTCCTGAGCATCCACTGAGGTGCCGCCTTGCTGTGGTGGTAGGTAACGACCTTTGTCTTGCTCTCTGCCAAGCCAGCCTTGAATAAACTTCTCGATACCCTGCTTGGTTTTTCGCTTACGAGGCTTGGCATCGCACCAAGCGATCATTTTTTTCAGCTCAGCACGAACATTCACTGCACCAAACAAATCCGAATAGCGGTCAATGTCCGGTTGAGTTACTCCATGAAACTGCCCTTTCCTGTTCAAAGGAATTTCAAACAACGCTGGTTCGGCTTCGAGCGTTTCGCTCGGAGCAAGATCTTTACTTGATGGTTCTATTGGTGGATCTATTGGTGGTTTATAGCCGGATTCCGACCTACCCCCAGCCGGAATTTGACCTACCCCCTCGGGTTGTTTCGTCTGTTCGAGTTTCGAACGTTCGACTTTTGAACAGACGAAATTCGACTGTTCAAAATCTGTCTGTTCATCTGCTTTCTTCTTCAAAAGCATCACAGGCAACTGGTACTGATTATTCGAACGGACTAAGCGACCTGTATCCGCCTTTTTGAATTGGTTCTTTTTGAATAGCCAACCACCCGCTTCCAGTTTCTTAAGCGTCGATTTCACGGTGGTAGGTGAAACACCGGACTTGCGAGCAATGGTATCGATAGACGGCCAACAAAGGCCGCTATCGTCCGCATGGTCAGCTAGGCAAAGCATCACCAACTTGTCAGAACCTTTAAAACTTGGAATGTCCCAAACGTAGCTCATTACTTTGACTGACATACTGCCCCCATTGCAGATACAACTTTGTCTACGTTCTGGTGAATAACTTCGAATTCAATTACCCAGACGTAGTCATTTGGGTGAGATTGACCATAAATGCTTTGCCACACATGCTTGAATTGAGGCCAATTTTCAAAACCTTCTCGAATTACCTGATCTTTGTTTTTTCTCAATTGCCCGAGCTTTTCAATTCGAACATCCGTAACTTTCAAAGTTAAACGGCTAGCCCAACGAGGCATGTGAATGGAAGGTTTCCATCGACTAACGGTGCTATCAGCATCAACATCAAAAAAACAAGGCTTCGGGTCAGTAGCTGCATAAACACAATGACTGTGATGCTTGTATTTATCTCTATCATTCAGATAATCAGACTCCTTGTCAGCGTCAAACAACGGTCCCTGAAAAGTTTCGCGCACATAAATCAAATCATCGATGTTAATAGGATACTTAAGCCACTTTTTATGAGGGTTATTTTCATCGGTAACATAACGCTCTTTTGTTTGGCCGCTCTCTACCACAAAATTAAATTCACCGAACTGGTTGACCGGACGACGAGTAACTGTCTTGCGTCCACTAAGAAGCGCTTTGACCATTTCTGTATTGAAGATCATTGGAATGACTTTCATGCTTCCACCTCTTCTTTCTTCAACGTCCAGAACGCTGGGCGCTTAATACGATTTCCTCTATCCCAACAAATCCACGCATATTCAGAGTTATCACTGCCACCATGAACAAAGCACGGTCTTGGTGTAAGGATAAGTTGGTTTGTCCAAGGGAAAGAACGCCAGAAATCTGCACGACCTTTACTGCCCAACATAGAAAGGCGAAGCAGAAAGCACATAGTGCCGTCATGCCGTAGGTCGCGAGTCATAGCTGTTGCGATAAACTCCAACGCCAAACTAAAAGGTGGATTGGTAATGATCACATCTGCAGACATGTCTTTCTTAGGGTTTAGGTAATCAATACCTTCAGCTAGCTCCGCATACTTGATAGTGTGTCCACTTGGTAGCTCGTTCGTTACACGGCCATCACCACGGCAAGGCTCAGAGATAACATCACCCTCGCGAAACTCGATGCAGTCCAATAAGGCTTTTACACACCAAGAAGGTGTTGGATAAAAATCTCTTTCAATACGTTCTTTAGCCACGGAGCATTCCCTTATAAACAGCAGTTACGTAAATGCGCTTTGCTTCAAACAAGTCTGCTAATTCATCATGGGTGAGCATGATGCTCTGACCCTTCTCCACCTTGTAGTATTCATTTTGGTGGTACCACAATGAATAATTGAGTGTTATTCTTTCCATTACTGCTTCTCCGAAGTGGTATGTGAAATGTCCTCGCAAGGGTTTTCACTCGGCTTTAAACCGTTGCCGCGGTTTAAAGCCACTTCCTTATCTAATACCAATAGTTGACGCTCACATTTAGCTTTCAATAACTGAATTTGTTCACGCTCGTATTGATCTGTAGCTTGCCCCTGACCTAATGCAGCCAAACAAGTGCTGGTGGTCATGTCCCCCATCTGCTGAACCGTTACCCAGAATTGTTCCGTTCTCATATAGCCTCCGAATACAATGCATCCAGCTTCAACATGAATGATTCAAACGTGGATTGATATTGAGCCTTAAGCTCCTTTATCTGTTTGCGTTCAGCTGCATCAAAGACACCATCAGCTTTCGCATCTTCGATAGCCTTATCCAATAGCCCTTTCACAGCATTTAACTGCAGGTGGAAATCAAACATATCCACGTTATCAAGTTCAGTAAGTTGTGGTTGTTCTACAACCATGAACCCTACTCGGTCGGCAAAATACTTTGCTACATATGAGGTGTTGGTTAACTCAGCCATCACCACCAGCTCATCAACATTAAAAAAACGTGAGCCATTTTTTTCATAAAGGCGATTATTAAAACTGTCTGTCGACATACCCAGAACAGCAGCAACTACTTCTCTACCACCAGTTACGCCTGCAATGGTTTTATTTACCATCTCTTTCTTATTCACCATTTGCTCCTTTGGTTGGTAGTTACTTGGATTTTTTAGGTTCGGTATTATTCAATTCAGGCCAAATCTCGCCCCAACTATCAGGACGAAGAGCTTTTCTTGTAACAGCGCCGCCAGAATGCTTTTCAATAGCAACGCAAAGCTCTGCGCCAAATTTTGATTTTTTACTAATACCAACACGTAAACTTGCAATCGTTGTCCCGCACTTAGTTGCAAATAAAGTTTGTTGCCCAACTGTCAGTGTTTTTAAATACGCTCTTAATTCATTCATAGAACTTCCTCCTGACTCAAATATAACCCACAGGTAACACTAAAATCAATACCTGCAGGGAATTTACCTAAAGGTTAACAATGATAAAATGCTCTTATGGACATATATGAAACTAGGCGTCAGCGCCTATTAAAGCTGAAAGATGAGAAATGCTCTGGCAAGATCGTTATCTTGGCTGATAAGATCGACACTGCTCAGTCATACGTTTCAAGAATGCTTTATGAGAAAGATAAGAAAGGTAGGAAAAATATTTCTGACAAAATGGTTCAGAAAATTGAAACTGCATTCAAATTGCCTCGAGGGTGGCTCGACGGAGTTGAACAGGATGAAAGCTTACAAAACGTAACCCACCTAGACATTCAACCCTCATATAAGAGTGAATATCCAATTTTGGGCAAAGTATCAGCAGGAAAATTCAAAGAAGCACTTCAGACATTTGACCTACAGTACGAGCCAACTACCGTAAAATGCCATCAAAGTTCATACTGGCTAATTGTTGATGGGCACTCAATGACGGCCCCACAAGGAACGGGCATTTCGTTCTTAGAGGGGATGCTGATTTTAGTCGATCCAGAACGCGACTACAGTAATGGTAACTTTGTAGTGGCTTACTGCGAAAATAAACATATGGCGACATTCAAAAAAATCAGTATAGAGCCAGAGGGTATATTCTTAGTACCGCTCAACCCTGATACTACCTATAAGCGCATCAATATTGCTGAGGAATTTTGTGAGATTGCAGGCGTTGTTGTTGATGCTAAATGGAAGTTATTTTGATAATGAAAAATAATATTGCTAATGAATTAGATGGCTACAACATACTAGTTCTGAATAAATTGGGAGCTGGCGGTTTCGGTATGGTTCATAAGGTTTTTGCATACGGAGATGCTTCCCCATTGACAAGACTTTGTGCTAGGAAAATATTTTCTCCATCAGATAACAACAATAATACTGAATTAAAGGAGATAGCTGCATTAGAGGAAAGGTTTTCACTAGAGGCTAGAATTCAATGTGAGCTAAGCCAAAAGCACCCACAACATATAGCCCCTATAATCCACCTCGAACTAGATAATAATCCACCCTCTTTTTTTATGAAACTAGCCAAGAGCAATTTAGAGGATATGATCTCTAGTGGAATGGATGAGACTCAAAAGCAAAAAGCAGTGTTTGACATTCTTAACGCAGTAAAAGTTATACATGACAATAACTACCTACATAGAGACATTAAACCTGCCAACATATTGTTTTATCCTGACTTCACCTTTAAGATTTCTGATTTTGGTCTAGTGAAAGATCTTGATGAGGATAGAGCCACCCTTCAAACGGATATTAGAATCGGTGGTATGGGAACTGGCAGGTACTTGGACAAAGAAGTTGCCGACAATGGGGTGCCATTCACTGTTCAAAGTGATATCTACTCAATTGGTCAGGTCATATATGATATATATGATGGCAAAAACGCTCCTGCTAAAATTAAACTAGTTTGTGAAAAATGTGTGACGTATTTTCAGGACGACCGATATAATAGCGTCGATGAGCTATTGGATGCCTTCGGCATGGCAGTAAGACAAATGGAGTGCAATTAAATGATTCAGATATTAGAGGCTAGTAGCTTTAGCTACCCAAAGCCAATGAAGCATGAAAATGAAGATTTTTTATTGCAGCCTACTTATGATAATCAATACAATCTTGTATTTGCTATCGCTGATGGTGTTGGTTCTACCGATGGTGCTAGTAGTGCTTCAAAATGTGCTATTAAATCGGTTGAAAAATTGATAAAAGAAGATTCTTTTTCAATCGAGGCTGCGCTTGTTCTAGCAAAAAACGATATTGATATTTTATCGGCTACAGATAGCAACCTTTCTAGATCTGCGACCACATTAACCATTGTTCAGGTAACAAAAAAAGAAATAATAATTGGTCACACGGGAGATTGCAGAGTTTATGTTAAGCAAGGTAGAAAACTCAAGCAGCTAACAAAAGATCATACTCGATATCAAGAGATGATAGATGAAGGCGAGCAGCCAATTAAAAAAATAAATGAGCGAAAAGAAAGGCTATCCAGCATCATAACAAAAGCGATATCACCTCAAATTGAGTTGGATTATGAAATAACAGTTACATCAATAGATGAGTATATTGAAGATGGATCCCTGTTATTCTCTCTTATGTCTGACGGCGCTTATGATTATTGGCATCATCGACCAAGATTTTCAGACTCGACGATGTCAACACCTTCAGCGTTCATAAATAGTCTAAGGAAGCGGGTCGAAAGAAAAGGACCTAAAGATGACTACACTTGCATGAATGTCAAAGTAGAAATCAAATAACTACTCCTACTTACTACTAATAAAACATTCAAAAAAACCGCCCCTCGTGGCGGTTTTTTTATTACCTAAATTTACTTACTAAACTTCTAGCCTAGATAACAAACAAAAAATATTACCCGCAGGTATTGATAAATAAAATACCTTTAGGTTATTATGATGACACTAACAAAAAGACAACCCCTTTAACCCTTGCGTTTTGAACCGTCATCAATAAGGAAAACACATGTCTAACCAAGAAGCAGGAAACCTCAGTCTTGAGGACCGTACCACCAACTTCCCTAAACTCATGCAGGAACTCGACGGCGGAGTAATCTCCAACGTCGTTGGTTTGGCTCTATCTAATGTCGCTCGTGCTGTTGCGTACAGCGATAAAAAAGGCAACGTAAAACTAGATCTCAACTTGAAGCCTATGGGAACCAACAATGAGATGGTTGAAATCACCGTCAACATGTCGGTAAAAGAGCCAAAAGCCGGATTCGGTACCAAGTCAGAAGACTTCCAATACACCTCAATCGCGTACGTAGGCAAAGGCGGCAAACTTACCTACGACCGACCACCAGAAGATATTCACGGCCAGGCAACTTTAGAAGAAGGCCGACTACGCGAAGTTCGCGGCTAACAACTCCCCCACCACTCAACTAAAAGAGATGTAAAAATGATGGATAAATCAGCTATTCAACAAATCCAAGAAACAGCAAATGTACCTGAGTTCCTAAAGCAATTAACCGCTGCTAGCTTCCCAATTGCTGCGTTGCCTGAATCGTTCTCGATGCACGACTTAGAAAAGTTCATGCCAAACCGCAACCAATTTCGTGGTGTCATGCAAACAGCGAACATCGATGAATTCGTTCGTTACCACGAGCAATATCAGCTAGAAGGTAACCAATGTTTCATCAATGCCGACAATATGGCTGCACTGACTATCTTTGATTTGGGAACCCAGTCGTTTCCTGGTCACTGTAAACATCAAGCGAAACTGTCTCTACGTAAAACAGCAGCACTTAACGCCCTTCTAAACATTAACGAAGAACGTTTAAACCAGAAAAAACTGGCTGAATGGGTTGAGGACTACAGTGAATTTATCCAGGTGTTCTCGACTACTGGCGAGCTAATCGAAAACTCGGTAGCTTCAGCAGCTATCCGCAACATGAAATTCGAAGCAAAGGCCGGACGCGAATCAAACGTTGATGACTTTAGCCACCATCAATCTGAATACGAATCCATTGCCGTTCGTACTAAAGAAGAGTTCCCAATGCCGGCAGTGTTTAAGTTCACCTGCATTCCGTACTTGGGCTTAGCAGAACGCACCTTTGAAATGCGTATGAGCACTATCGGTAACGAAACGCTGATCTTACGTATTAAGAAGATGGAGCAACACCAAGAAGAAATGGGTGAAGAGTTCCAAACCAAACTTCAAGCTCACTTCAAAAATGACGAGATTAAAATTGAAACCTTCATTGGCTCATTTTCGTCTTAACTAGTTCTTAGCGCCCTCGCTTAAAAGAGGGCGCACCTTGCGAGGAAATATCTATGGCGGCAACCATTGATACTCAATACGGAAAAGTAACCACTTCGGAACCTTACTTTAGCCATCACTTAATGTGCTTGGTTTACAACCTGACCTTAGTAAAGCCCGAGAACGAAAGTAACGGTTGGGGAGTCAGTCGTGAGTGTCCTGCAAATATATCTCTTACCCCAGAGTTCATGAATATGTTTGCGTGTGACGCAGCTGAAATCATGTAGTAGGTACCTAAGAATGACTGAAACCGAAATCGCTAACGCAGTTCAGGGAATTATGGCAATGCGGCCAGAAGCCCCCGCCAGAGAAACTTCGACCAAAGATCCACATCTTGCAAAACGTATGAATGAACATCTGTTTCGCCAAGAAATGGAGTCCATTATGAACGATGAAGTTACGCCCTCTTCTGCCTATTTCTTTAAAAATATGGACCCAAGTAAAGCTAGGAACAAAAACCTAATGTTCAACGTTTACAAAGGCTCCAAGAGATAACATGTCAGTCAACCACCAAAACACTTCCTCTTTGGTGGTTAACTTAAATTCAATCATGAGCTATTTAGGTGTAAACAATGAGCAAAATAAAAATTGCTGTTGTGTCACTCAAAGCTGCTAGTCCCCTTATTGGCTTTGCAGAAGATACTTTGAGAAAAGGCGCCAGAGCAGGAAAGTACCCATCGACAGTAATCAAAAAAGTTAATGGGTCTTGGATGATAGATACTGAGGAATGGGACAGATGGCATCGAGAGCAACATCATTAATATATCCAACGGGAGTAGAAGACCATGGCGGTTCTCTGCGTATTGCTTTTGCATATAAAGGCAAACGCTACAGAGAATCTTTAGGTCTGCCTGCAACTAAACAGAATATTAATTTTGCTAAGATGAAACGTGAAACGATTTTGTACGAAATTAAAATTGGCACGTTTAACTACGCCGCCCACTTCCCAAACTCAAAACACGCTTTTGGGAGGCCAATGGCAATCAACATCAAAACGCTAGCAGGTTCCTTTCTTAAATCTAAAGCGCTTGATGTTCGCAAGTCCACACTACAACGTTATGAGTGGGTATTAAGAGATTTCTGCGAACTGTACGGAGAGAATCGTAGTTGCGATACCCTCTCCCCTCGTTCTCTAGTGAAATTCAAGCAAGACTTAGTTGTTGGTAAAAGTGGCCGTACGATTAATCGAAATCTTGTAACCATCAACGCGTTTCTCGTATGGCTCCATAAAATGGAATACGTAAGTAGAGACTTATCCAAAGTACTCGAACGAGTAAAAGAAAGTGAACCCGACATCCAGCCGTTCTCAATGGCCGAGATAGACAAAGCATTGTCACACTGCCATCAACTGCAGCATAGAAACATGATCACTCTATTAGTCTATTCTGGGATTCGTAGTGGTGAGATTTGCGCTTTAGCCTGGGAAGATGTTGATTTTGAAAACCGAACCATCCATGTTCGACGATCCACATACGATAAGCGAGGATTGAAAACAACAAAAACAGACAAAGAGCGCTTCGTAGATCTTATGCCACCAGCATTGGAAGCGTTAAAAGCACAGCGTCACCTTACGTATCTGTATCCAGCGAATGAACATGAAGTTGAGCTACCTGGTAATGCTTATCGAACGGAAAAGCTCCGCTTCGTATTCAACCCTAAAGCCGTACGCCAACAGAAAGGGAGTGACTACGACTATTATGGCAAACGTGCATTGGTAAGAATTTGGGCGGATCTTTGCAAAAAAGCCGATATCCCACACCGAAACCAATACCAACTTCGACACACTTACGCCAGCTGGGCCATCACCCACGCGAACGTCAATGTCAGCTACCTAGCTCAACAGATGGGACACTCTGATATCACGATGGTAGCTAAGGTGTATGGCAAGTGGTTAAAAGAATCGAATAAAAAAGAGTCTGACAGAGTATGGGACAAACTGAAAAAAATGAAAAACAACTTAGTTCATTGAACCTTGCCCAAGATCTCAGAAATATCGCGTAAGTAGATTACATCCATTTCTTGTTTTAACCTACAAAAGTAGGTTAAAATAGGAAATGAGCGTTGCAGCTTATCGGATTAATCTTACATGCGAGGCAAAAATGCATAGTACAAATAATATATTAACTCTAAAAGACTCCTTTGATGAGTCTCCCGACTTAACACCAACATTAGGTATATCTCCAACAATATTTCGAGATGCGATTCAGAGTGGACTCATTCTTTACAAGAGTACAACAAAATTTCACCCTGTTACCGCTGGAGGTTCGCGAGCTTGGGAAGAAATAGTAGCATCTTTTAGACTATCAGTTGTTGAAAACTATCAAGGCTGGAAAGCCATTCAAGAAAATGGGATGCCAATATTAGTAAACCCACCCCTAGGTATTACCATTGTAATTACTAGTGGAGATACGAATACAGGACTTACCGATTCTTTACCACCCAAAACAAAAAATGCCAAAGGGCAAGTAACTGAAAACTACGTAGGAAAAAACTACGACTTGTTTGGAAGTGCAGAAGATACGCCTCAAATAATTAAGATTGACTCTAATCAAACCTGGGTGTTTCTTTACACTGTAGATAAATCAAAAAAGGAAATCAGATTCGAGTTATCACTACCAACTGATACATCTATCTCAGGGGCAAAAGGAAAAATAAAAATCTGCGACTGGCAAAAGCGCGTAATATTTCCACCTGTATCATTTGATGATATCCCTGATGACTATGTTCCTGGTAATGATTTTACTGATGATTCAGATTTCTTCAGCATAGAAAAAAAGTAAATTATGTCAGCAAAATTCAACCCTTCAAGACTAAAACTCGCAAGAGTAAGGCGACAATTAACTTTGAAAGCTCTTGCAGATAAAGTTGGGATGAGTTCTAGAATGGTGTCAGAGCACGAAAAGGAATATTGTAAACATAGTCCAATGGATGAAACGATTGAAGCCTATTCGGTGGCACTAAACTACCCAGCAAGTTTCTTTCTTGAATCAACACCCATAGAAGAAGTCAGCAAGGAAACTGTTTCATTTCGTTCATTAAAAAGTATGAGAGCCGCGCAAGAACATGCTGCTATTGGAGCTGGTCAAATTGGCATATTGATCAGTGACTATTTTGATCAAAAGTTTAACCTTCCAGAGGCAAACTTACCGAACTACAGAGGAATTGAGCCGCAAGTTGCAGCTGAAGCTTTGAGACAAGAATGGAATTTAGGTTTTCTCAGCATAGGCAACATGGTTCACTTACTTGAAAAAAATGGAGTGAAAGTTTTCTCCCTAGCAGAAGATACGCAAGATGTTGATGCATTTTCATTTTGGAAAGGTTCAACGCCTTATGTATTTTTAAATACAAAAAAATCAGGGGAAAGAAGTCGCTTCGATGCTGCTCATGAGCTAGGGCATTTACTTTTACATAAACACGGTGTTCCTCAAGGTAAAGATGCGGAAGTAGATGCTGACCGTTTTGCTTCAGCATTCCTAATGCCAAAGCAGACATTACTTCCGTATAAAGGTAAAAATATTACTATCGAGTCCATAATCAGACTAAAGAAAAACTGGAAAGTTTCTGCTATGGCCTTAATAGTACAAATGAAAAATGTCGGTGTATTAACAGAATGGCAATATAAAAATCTAATTATAACCGCGAGTAAAATGGGGTTACGTACGAACGAAATCAATGGAATCGAGAGGGAGCGTTCACTCATAATTGATAAACTAGTAACAGCATTAAACAAAGAAGGCATAACTCTGCCTAAATTAGCCAATACATTAAATTTACCTTTAGATGAAGTATCTTCATTGTTTTTTGGCTTAGGACTAATACACTCGGGGAAAAGCACTACGTTAATGAGTTCTTCTACACGACCTCATTTAACACTAGTGAAATAGCAATAAAAATATGATTTTTCGAAACATTTAAGTAGGCTAATTCAATGATTAAATACCTCAAAGGTGATTTATTTTCAGACCACGCTGAAGCATTGGTCAATACTGTGAATACTGTAGGAGTCATGGGGAAAGGCTTAGCTTATCAATTCAAAGAAAAATACCCAGAAAATTTTTTAAAGTATCGAGATGCTTGTAAAAATAAAGAATTGACCACGGGCACTGTTCTCACCGTGCCTATCAAAGAACCTAACGGCCCTCATTATGTAATTAATTTCCCAACCAAAGAGCATTGGAAGGGAAAATCTAAAATAGAATACATTGAGTCAGGCCTAGATGCTCTCATTTCTACCGTAGATAAACACAACATATCTTCTGTTGCGATTCCCGCTCTTGGAAGTGGTCTTGGAGGATTACCTTGGAGTCAAGTAGAGCAAGTGTTAATACGTAAATTAGAAACAATCGAACGTGTTGAATGGCGAATATATGCTCCAACAGAAACACCAAAAAAACAATCTCCGACCAGAATTACATTTGGGCGAGCAGTATTAATTGTAGCGATAGAGCGGTATGTAAATCAATCAAGGAAAGATAACTTATCAGAGCAAGAACTACAGTGTCTTATGTATATTTTATTGAACAATGGGATTGAAATCTCTTCGATAATATTTGATAAATTTTTGGATTCACCATTCTCATCTGTTTTACACGAATCATTAAAAAAAATGGATGGTTCACTACTCTATATTTCTGGAATAAATAAAAGCATTGACTCTACACGTATAAATATAAATAAAGATCATCTAAAGAAATCAAGAGAGAAAATTAGAACGGAAAATAATATTTACAATATAATTAGAAAAACAATCGATATTATTTCTGGTTATCAATCAAATGAAGGAATGGCTATTATAGCCTCAGTATTATGGGTGGTAAATAATAGTTCTAAAGATACTGATAATGTAGTTGAAAACACTTGGAAAAGAGTATCTAAGCAAAAAGGGGTGACCAGAGAACTAATAAAAGGGGCGATCACCCGATTAAACGAAGAAAATATTATTCCCTATAAAATATAATTAACGTCCCTTATAGACCTTAGGAAATCTATCAGGGACTAAGTCTACATGAAATTTCAACTTATATTTAGCCTTTAAGGTCTGAACAAATTTGGCGTCATGATCGTTAGCAGTATATATGGCAAATATATCTTTCGGCAATACAGTATTCGGAGATAAACACTCAGCCATACAAATACACTTAGAAATAGGGTCTTTGAAATCTCTCTGATCCATTACCTTCCAATCGATAGCATTCATACCATCAACGTATGTATGTAATTCACACTCACCACTTAATGGATGTTTAGGAATTATTTGCCAATTATTTTTTTTCGCTGTATCTCTATGGATGACTATGTATACCGAATCAACTTGAAGATGCAGGCTTGAGAGCCTGAAAATTATCATTAATTCGAGATGTCAAAGTATCTGCGATCTCTGGAAGAGTCACAGCAAAAAATTGGTCTATTGCAGCTTTGAAATCCCGTTTGCTTTTGAAGTAAACATTGTTCCTCGACTTCTCATTCATAACTTTCCATAGCCGCTCTATTGGGTTGAGGTTTGGGCTGTAAGGAGGAAGATAATGCAGTTCAATATTCAGGACAAACGCCGCATCTTTGACTAAGTCACTTCGGTGATATCCCGCACCGTCCAAGATGATATGAAGCTTATGGGCTAAGGGATAACTCTTTCTTAACTCACAGAAAAAGCGAACAATCGATTCACTGTTAATGCTCTCATAGTCGCGAACAATGGTTGCACCAATATCCGACAGGTTCAGTGCCCCAATAATGTTTAATCGACTGCGATTGCCCGTTGTTTCAATCATTTTATCCTGACCAGTTCGTATCCAGCCATGAGATATTTTTGTTGATAGTGTTGGGTGAACGGCATCAATAAAGACTATCGACTCATCCTTGTCACAGCTTGTCTTTAGCGCTTCATAAGCTTCTATGAATGTTTGTTGTTTTGCTTCATCAAACTTATGTGGAACGCCTTTCGGTTGCTTGTAACTAAAACCATTGTGGTGAAGCCATTTGTTCATTCCTGAGACCGTGTAATCAAGTCCAAATGTCTCTTTAACGTAGGCGACAATTTGATGGGTGTGAGAATAGGTTTTCTCAGTCAAATGTTCGATTAACTGCATGGTTTGAGTGGACGAAAGCTTGCTTTGACTTCCACCATTTTCAGGCTTCAGTTTTTCAGACAGAACGTAGTCGCTGAGATGGCGTGCAACAGTCGAGTCATGGATACGAAGAGCTTGAGCAATCATGGTCTGACTCCAACCTTCAGAAGCAAGCAAAACTGCTTTAATGCGATCACGCACTCTACCATCACGAGTCGAATCGTGTATTTGTTCTAGTTGTATTTTCTGTTGAGGAGTCAGTGTAATTTTCAT